GAATGGCATTCTTATCGATCAGGGCAAACTTCCCCTTAGACTTGGTAATAGTTCTTTCCAGGATAATGGACATGATACAGTACATGATCTGGAAAGGAATACCCAGCTTGGTCACAGAGATATTCTCTGCATGCTGGTCAGAGAAGTTATAGCCGTTATAGCTTAGTTCATGTTTAGAGAAGTCATTGATCTGGTTAGGCTGATATTCCGGAGGCCCCATCTCGGTATAGATATCGTCACCTATCCGCCAGCCTTCCAGGATCTGGGTAACCCACTGCCAGTCTATCGTTTCCCCGAAATCCGGGTTAGGCTTATAATCCTCTCCTACCAAATCAGAATATTCTTCTCCTGTAAACGGATCAGTCCCCTTCAGGTAACCTACCTTCTGCATGCCTTTCCACTGGTAGTGGTAGACCGGCAGCTTGTTGTACTGGTAAGTTTGGTTATTCTCCAGGTAGTTATATAAACTTGCCGGAGAACTAATAGCCGACATCTTTTCAATGTTGTCAATATCTCCCGGGGTAATACTATCATAGAACCGGTCCACTACATCGGGTACAGTCCAGAACTGTCTGCGGCAGGCCCAGCTCCCGTCCTTGATAAACTTCTCGTGTGGGGTCTTGTCATAGTCCAGTTCCAGTGGTGGAACGTGGTGATAAAAAGTCTTATCCCGGAGTACTCCCTTATAACTCCTGCCTTCTCCACAGATCAGGATGTCCTTGAGAATGTCCTGTAGCTTATCCTTTACCCGCTGGTCATCCATTACCAGGTCCAGGTCAGTCTGTGCCTGCGAGGCCAATATATCTTTAAAGCTGTTGGCAAATTCCTCGGTCAGTTCTTCTGGCATTTTTATCTGCTGGGAGTCCACGCCTGTTGGCGGAGTGGCATCTGCAGCCGGGTCGGTAGACTGTGCCCCGCCCATAGCTGCGTTGGTCGCATTGATAAAGTGCTGGCTCAGGTTCTGGAAGACGGCTTGTTTCCTGGCCTCCAGGAAGTTGTTATAGCCCTGCTCTCCTTTGACTACGATCTGGTAGGGGAATGGCCGTTTTGGATACTCTCCCCGTAAGAGTTCTACGTTTGGCCGGATAATATTGTGTGGTCTTACCTTGGCGCCCCAGTTCTCATATTCCTTCTTCTGGGTAGAGTAAGGATTCATCACATGCGTAAACCAGGAACTCGGGAAACGGGAGTTGTAGATATTATACAGACCCAGGATAACATTCTGCCTGTCTCCTGATCCCATCGGAGAATGGAAGTGAGAAGTCTGCAGACCCCAGTCTATATTCCGCTTGAACCACTCGTAATTATTAGCTACCTTCTCCGACCAAGATAGCTTCTGCAGGGGTTTTGCGCTGGGTATCATAGCACAAATATAATAATTGGTTTGTCTTATACAAGAGAGTCGTTCAAACTAATGTACTGAGTGTCATCGGCTGTTCCGCCAGAACCAAAGGAAGGCCGGTTAAACATATCTCCTGCCGGCTTGCGGGTAGCCCGCTGGTTCTCCTCGATCTCATGCTCCTTGAACATGTACATCATCACGATTCCGCTGGAGATCCTGTCCGCATTCCGCACCCCATTGTACTTGACGATCTCCTGCAGGAAGGGGATATCCTTTACCGTATGTAGGTTGTACAGGATGTTCCCCATAGGCGTAATCCCCCTGGGTTTCATCAGCCACTGTGCCAGGTAGGAAAGCCCGTTCACCTTCTCATCGGTAGAAAGATTCATGAAGTAGTTCCTGTTCTTCTGGTTACTGTTCTCCTTGGTATTGAACTGGCTGGGCTCGAAGTGGAGCTTATGTAGTTTGTTCTTCCGCTTAAAGTAGTCATAGAGTCCTTGTCCACCACCTGCAATTTCCGACTGTACCCTGCAGTTATAGAACTCGGAGAGATAATCCGTAATCCGGTAAGCTGTCTCCAGGCTTTGTGGCCTGGCTGTATACCAGGCTACGATCTTATCCCCGTAAGGATGCTGCTGGGTCTTTTGCATGATCACCTTGACGCTCCAGAGGGAAGTCAGGTCTTCTGCCTGGTCCTTATAGTAAGGATCGACCACTACGTCATAGAGCCCTTCGTAGGCTAGGCCGAACCGGTCGGTAATAGGCGGATCCATGATCGTCACGCAGCCATTCAGGTCATCATCCATTGCATGCGGGTACTTGGCTATCGGTAAAGCTCCTGGTTCTGGCTTAAAGCGGATTTTTCCATCCTTATCCGGGTAAAGGATGCCATTCTGCAAATCAGAGGTCAGGTCCGGGTTTACCTGTAACTGGCGTAACCAGGGGAGTACTTCTGCTACCGGGAAAATATTGGTCGATAAGCGCTGCAGAGCTTCTGAAGGGGTACGGGAATACTCGGCTACCCTCCGGTCCAGTTTCTTGGAGTCTTTAAGCAGGCGTTTTTTGTCCCGTTCCTTCTCATCATACTCCAGGGCTGCCTCCTTATCTACGTTCCCGTCATCATCCATGAAAGAACTATAGGTCAGGTAACAGGGAACGTAGTAGCCGCACTCGGTAGCTTCCATCCCTTCTTCCCAGATGTTATTGAAGGCCAGGATATCGAAGGCATCCGGGGTATTGAAGATCTCTTCCAGCCCTTCGATAGAGGGACCTTCCTCACCACCTGTACCGAAGACAGAAAGCTGGCCGGTCATGATATCCCCATCCCGGTAGGACGGAGAGGCAATCTCCCATGCTTTCAACAGGTTCTTGAAGGAACCTGCCTCTTCAAATACGCCCTTGATCCCATCCTTACCACGGACTTTCTCCGGGTCATTCACGATTACCCCAATGATCTCCGACTGGTAGCCATGCGGGTTACGCTTCTTATCCAGGTAACTGGCCTTCTGGTGCATCAGTGTATTATGCTCCATCCGGTTCTTGAGCCACCAGCCCATCGTATTCTTATTCAAATGGTCTAGTTGGTCCTTTACCTTATTGAGGATACCATCCTTGGTTAAGAAGTCATCTTTGGAAGCGAAGTAATAGGAGATGGATTTGGGGATGAAGTTATAGTTATAAACGCCATCTGCTGCTTCCTTATAGGAGAAGCCTGCACGGCGGGTTTTCAGGCAGCCCAGGTTTTTACCCACCAAGTAGTCTTTAACAGGCAGACCCTCGATCTGGAGTTCTGCTACCTGCTCTTTGAGCATGCCTTTCATGGCAATCTCCTTGGCCCACCACCAGTTATAGTCTACTTCCCAGAACCGTGGAAAGAGGAGCTCCTTAGGTTGCATGGCTCTGATCTCCCGGATAACTCCTTCTTTGAATACGTTATTCCCGGAGCCCTCTTTAGCTACGGTCATCTTGATCGGGGAGAAATTCAAATACCAGTAATGCCGGCCAGTGATCTTCAGATCTCCAACCTGGTAACCATTCTTACAGCGATCTTCCTGCGTCTCCCAGAAGAGTTTATATTCGGGATGGCCCTTGGGAGCTTTACAGTAGGTACCATCCCGCTTAAATACTATAGCAGCTTCAGAGAAATACCTGGTATTGACGAAGGTCCTGAGTGCCACTTTACTTTTTCTTGGTTATTTTAACTCTTAAAGTCATAGCAAAATCTTGGGCTGCAGGCTGCAATTGCTGTATCCAGCTAATTTGATAAGGCCCCAAAGTTATTCCTACCTCATTATTGATCCCTCTGTATAATCCTGGGTTACTTAGAGCGGAGTATAGTAATCTGCCTATGGCATCCTGATATTCAAACTCAGTTAGCCCTTCTTCTCCTGTACCCTGAGTCAAACTTTCTATCTGTTTCTTCAGGACATTGTATTCATCCAGATCAATGATCACCTGTGGTTTGCTATGGGTCATAATACTGCCAATATATCCTGTTCCCGCATGATCAGGTAAGTGTTACCATCCAGGATGATCTCCTGCCCGGAGTACTTCCCAAATAGGATACGGTCCCCTTCTTTCACGGAATTAGGAATCGTGCCATGAGTAGTAATAGAACCAGGCCCTACTTTAAGTGCAGTACCTTTGAAAGGGCGTTCCTTGGCAGAGTCAGGGATAATGATACCGGACTTAGTGACGTTCTGTTCATCGTCCTCTTTTACCAGAACCCTGTTATCAAGAGGCCTAAAGGTCTCTATCTCCGGTATTGTGTAATACTCTTCTCCATTAATCGTATGGACAGTATTTCCGTTCTTGTCTTTCTTTGTTTTTATAGTCCTTGCCATTTCTGTATAGTTTGGTATTAGTTAATATTCATCAGGGTCTTCCCGTACACCCTTCTCGGCATCTCCCCGCATATCCAGGGTCTCGTTAATTTCCAGTCTGACCTTCTCTTCCATCTCCTGGATAGCCATTTCCAGCTTGGGCATATTGGTAATCGCATCCTGTATCTTCCGGATATCGTACTTGAGTCCGCCTGAGTTGGTCTCATCAGCGAAGTTTACATTCCTTAAGAACTTATTCATTGCTAGTTTAGAGGCCTTCATATCCCGCAGGGTTTGCAGGCTCACAGAACTATGAGAGACCATATCCTGGTACTTGGTCAGTGCATACATGAACTCCTCGTCTGTCTGCATCTCCTTCCACTTATCTGAGGTGATTTGGGAAGCTTGTAAGCTAAACTCCAGCCTACGCTCATACTCTTCCTCTTCGTAGGGGGAATGGAAGTCCTCAAGCAGGTAGATCAGGGTAAACTCCCGGGTAGCTTTCTTCTTGTACTTCCCGGAGCCATCTCCAGCTGAGCCTTTATCCCTTGCCAGTAAAGCCCTGAACTCAGGTATTAAACTGATCCAGGGCTTATTCAGCGTTACCATATTATTGTCACCAAGTTCAAATAGCTTTATCATCCTCCTTTTGCTTTAAGCGTTCAAACTCAAAACCAAGGTAGAAGCGGGCCTCTGTCAGGTAAGTCCAGGACTGTGTCCTGCAGATAGCAGCTTCTCTAGAACCAGGAAGATTAGTGAGCTGCTTTACCTTTTCTGCTATAGAGCCTATTACCTGCCTTAATAAATCTACCCTACTCACATGGGTTGGCAATTCTGCCCAAGGTTCCGGGTCTATTGTAGTATAGATAGTCTTATCGTTTCCTCCTGGAGCAATACTGACCTTACTATCCGTTGGTTCTATATCTGAGACAGCACTCTTGCCATCCTTGTAAGGAGAAGGTTCATCCCCATACTCTGCTAATAGCTTACCTAACCAGGCTTTGGAGAATAACAGACACTGAGTACAGGACTCTACCTGGGCACTCCAGTCTGTATCATCTATTATCTTCTCTCCTGGAGAAGGTTCGGTACCCTGCATTAGTCTTTCATTAATGTCTTCTGAGTACCTGGCCAGACTATCTAGGTCCAGTCTCAGTTGTTTGATCTGCTCTTTCATTTTTCTGTATTGCTTTTGGAAATTGGGTTGCTTTTTTCTTTATAAAGTTATAGTTCTGCGTAGCATTCTGTATCTTCTTAGGCTGGATATGAAACTTCCCCAGGTAGGGCCAGATGACGCCTTCCAGGTTACCTTCCCGTATCCTGTCCGCTGTAAAATCAGACTGTGCTGCTGCTATTTCTGCCACCAGACTTTCCGACACGCCCAGGTGTACGCTTACTCTTGTGACCAGACCCGGGTTGTGGATCTTCTTTGGTTTCGGTTTTTTCATTTTGGTTCTGTAAGTCCTGTAAAGCTAAGTTATACATTAAACCCGAAGCTATCAAGAACCCGATACAGTCGAAAGAAACCTCCGGGAAATAGCCGTTCATGTTCTCCATCTCCCTGGCCGTCTTGAACTGTACTGCCTTGGTATAGATATCCGAGGTCTTTCCTTCTTTGGAAAGCGTAATGCGGAATAAGGTATAGCCAAAGTAACCACTGGCTTCCTTTGCTTTTTCAGCATATTCATACTTATCCAGCTTTGCTTCAAAGAAAGGCGCAGCTTTCTTATCTGCCAGATGCTGTCCGATTGCAGCTTCGTTAAATTTAGCAATAGCCATATCGATCTCGGAGATAACGATCGCACTGGCCTGGGATTTGGTAACCTTACCCCTGTTAGAGGCTGCTCCTACCGTCTCTGCGATGGGCCTGCCGTTTAGTCCATAAATTGTACTCATCTGTTCTTGGTTTGGAAGCTTCTAAGATAATCAATCCTGTGAGAAACCATAATGTTTATTTCATCCTCACAGTAAGGAACAAAATAAGAGGTAGGCTCCAGGCTTGGTGGAAGGATGCCCAGTTCCATGACGAGGGCCGTATCCTGTGGGTCAAGCTTATAGTGCAGTACCTCTAGAT